GCCAATAAATCTGAACCCTCCAAAAGCCTCATGAAGGCATAGCGTGTGCTGTCGCATCCGTGATTTTCAGCATCTAATGGCGTTGAACTCTTTTTGTCATTCCAAATGTAATTCCTTAACTCATGCTTGATATTAAATGAATCAGCCGTAACTACAATAGTAAAATCAAGCATCTTTTTTATTCCTTCCACGACTGACCCAGCTCCTTTGTCTGCTTTATGAACGTTTAACCCCTTTTGCTGTAATGCTTCAATTAACCTTGGTTCACTTGTATCGGCTATTATCATACTGTTGGCTTCAACAAAATGGTTCATTTGCTCAATGACTGCCTCGTAAGAAAGGGATTGTTTATATATCACCTCTTGCACATATATCTTCTTTGCCCCTTTGTCAACTGCCACCTTTACCAATGCAAGCGGATCAGGATAAAACCCAAAGTCAAGTCCATAAGCAAAAGGCAAAGATTTATCAAATTCTCCCTCTACCCAGTTTGGAAATATAACGCCTTGTTTCTTATCCAGCCATTTACCTAAGAACCTGTGAGCGTATGCCTCAGGTGACTGCTCCTTGATTGCATTGATTTTTAAAATGTAGTCATAACTTAAATTACCATAATTGTCAAAGTAGGTTGTATGTATATGGGTGATATCTTCATGGGTGCTTATCGGTATCATCTGCCCCTCAATCGTTTCCATCTTGTGCGACTTTTCAAACCACCGCTTCCATATCCAATGTTCTACATCCTGGGGATTCATTACCAGTATGACAATATTAGGAATATCAGGCATACGAATAGATTCATCAATGGTATCGAAGTCCTTTTCGCTGACAAATTCTTCAGCCTCATCCACGATGAAAACATTTAACCCGGGTATCGACTTTAACTTTGCCGTTTGATTCCCTGAACTTGTTTTGATGCCTGAAAAGATAATCTCTGACTTTGTAACCTTATGACTTATTAAAGCATTTGTCATATTGAACTCATCCCCGACGCCTAACAAGTCTATCTTTTCTTTGAACTCTGGTATAACGGATATATTGGCAGACGTTAACGTGTAACGTGTGTAAAGCATTTTCCATGATGGGTTAGCCAATAGCATATTACAAGCCCAAAGCCCAACGGTAAAGGACTTAGCTGAACCACGCCCCCCAGTAATCAAGAAATACCTCGTCTTAGGCTTCCAGAGTGCTTGATATTTAGGATTAACCTTTATCTCCATTATACCAATTCCAATTTAAGTTGTGCAATGTGTGCCTTGTATCGTTTTTCCTGCGCCTCGAAATATTCGGTATCAAGTTCAAAAGCGGTAAAATCAAATCCCATTTCATAGGCTGCAATGCGGCTGCTTCCACTTCCTAAATGAGTATCAAGTATTTTATCGCCTTGCTTTGCGTAGTTGCTTAAAAGCCATTTGTAAAGCGCGACGGGCTTTTGTGTAGGGTGGATGCGGTCGGATTGGTTCGGTGTTAACTTATGTATTCTTGTGCCACCTTTTGAAATCCAAGCGTATTCACACTCGGCAAAATCCCTATCGTACATGGTTTCGCCCTTATCCCATATTGCAAAATATTGTGAAGGTGGTAATGTAAAATAATTGCCGCCCCAAATAATTTGATTTTTTGATACCCTAAAAAGTGCATCAAAATAATTTTTATCTGGTGCACACGAATCCCAATTCCGTTTATCTGGCTTTATCTTAGCATTGCCGCGTTTCATTTTATTAGCCCCTATCCCATAAGGCGGGTCAACAATTGCCAAATCAAAGTATTTGTCAGGATACCTTGCCATGCCTTCCATGCAATCCTCATTCGTAACCTCGCTTATGAATTTATTCACCTTGCTTATTTTCCTTTGTAAATATAATCGTTGGTATTGTTACCTTTTCCCCCTGTGTCGTAATATCAATGTTTTGCTTTGCTTTACCGTAACCCCTATCTAAAAGTAATTGAGCAGCTTTGATATCACCTTTTGTTGCCATCTCTCGTAGCTTCATGATAATTGCCTCCGCTGCCGTGATACCGTCTTTCTCCTGCCCCATGACATTTGCCATTATCAAGTCAAGGGCTGGAAGTTTCTTAGGGCGACCGTTTGGGTTGCCTGATTGTCCTTTCTTAAATTCGGTTTCGGGTGATATTTTACCGCCTTTACCCATGTTGCCTGTTTTTTGCCTGTAAATTGAGCGCAAGGGTCGGATTCGAACCGCCTATTTCAATGCTGGAAGCATCGCGTTTATCCTGATTAACTTCTTGCGCATTCTTAGGATATGGTTTCTTTAATGATTCACATAAAGGAATCATATTTTTATTCAAAGGGTAAATATATTTATACTTCCCTGCTTTTTTTCTTTTGACTAATTTTTTATAATCCTCAGTATTTAGTTTTTCAGATGGAGTTCGATTATGTGACCATCTACCTTTATAAAAAACTTCTTCACCACTACTTTTTATGTTTTCAACAAAATACCAGTTAGTAGCTTGATAAATAGTTCCTATATGTTCTTGCCCTTTATCAGCATAAGAAATAAGTAGTCTTACTGTTGGGTTAGATTTTTTTATTAATTTGATTGCTATACTCATTGCTTTTGAGGTGCTTTCTTGTTTACCATTTAAAGCCATTCTTGTAAGTTCTAAATATTGACCATAAAATAAACCAAAAGGTCTACCCATATATGCACCTGCCCCTCCACCAAATAAAATAACTCCACACCATTCATTTTTACCATTAAAAATAGAATATCCAAAATATTGAGCTGGAACTACTTTAGAATAATGAAAATTTAAACAAGCGTATTTTACTGCTTTAGCAGATGCAATTTCTAATCTCATAATTCTCCCGCGCTAACTGAAAAATAAGCCCCTTTATATTTCCTATCTAAAAGTTCCTGAATATCAATTTCAGCCTTTTGTAATTGCTCGGGACTTTCAAAAGTTATTTTCATTGTGGCTGGTTTATTTTTTTCCTCACCTATTAATTCATCGTAACTTGGCTCTTCATCAAAATTCGGTATCTCCATCCCCCACGCTTCCAAGTCCACGACGTCCCAATCGTTTGCCAGTGTGTCCCAGTCCCATTCCCCAAAGGCAACGTTATCCGCAATGATAAACCGCTTCTTTTCTTCCTCAGTTAAATCATTGGCATACTTTACGCAACTGTCATCAAGGTCTGTATAACCTAAGTCCTGTAAGGCACGAAGCCTCATATTGCCTCCAAGAACCACGTTGTTTTCATCAATGACTATTGGGCGAAGGGAAAGCATTTTCGGAAATTCCTGTATGCTTTTCTTCAGCTTTTGAAACTTTTCATCCCTCAGGACGCGTGGATTGTTTGGGTTTGGTTTAATGTCCTTTAATTTCATTTTTTTTATATTAGAATCAAATTCGCCTGACTTATGCAACCTATACAAATCTTCAACCGTTTTTTCTTCTTTGCTCATATACTTTCCATTACGTTTAACCTTAACTCATTTACCTTCAATAAATCCCTTTCCTCTTGCAACCATTTACGACCTGCCTCCAAGTCAACAAAGTACATATCATCTTTATTTAAAGCGTTAGTAAATTGGTGGATTAAATCAACCTCGTTTAAATAAGTCCGCACACCAGGTATGTTAAACTCTTCAATCTTCTTTGGTGCATAGGATATACACCCAGATACGAGCATCTCCATAGCAAAGTTATTTGACTTCGCCTGATTGAAATTGTCAATAGTCAAAGGGAAAACCCCGTAATGAGGTTTTGAATTTTTAAGCATTTCAAAGTATTGAAATAGCGAATTATTCCAAGGTACAATGATTGAATTTGGATAAAGCGTTCTACCCATCCAGTCTGGAAGCCCAACCATACCAACCTCAACTTTATCGTTCTTTTGCATCTGTTCCCAGAAATTCTTAACCGTGTTTAAGTCTTCCAAATGCGTCTGGCTGCCTCTCCAGATTAACCGTTTCTTTGCATCCATCAACTTATCCCTTTTTACTGGCTGCATCGGTGTAACCTGAAAGTCAATGGCATTAGGAATAACGGTTATTTTATCCTTAGGGAAAAACTGGGAATAAAACTCTTTTAAGAAAGGGGTTGAAACCGTCACCCAGTTAGCATATTGAAAAGCCTTTTCAACTGATTCTTTTACTTGTGGCTTATTGAAATGCTGGCTTGATGGGTTTGCCTGGCTGACCTCATGCAGTAAATCATCGTGATCCAATATAATTTTCTTGCCCATCCGCTTCACCTCGTTAATCATTCCCAATAAATCATTACCATTTGCCCTCTGGAAGATAACTACATCAACGTCATAAAAGTCATACCACTTAACCGTGTCCGGGTTAATCATTTTAACTATGAACTTATGGTATGATTCCCGAAGCCTGACAAATGGGTTAAC